TCAGCCATACCAGCCTCCTGGAACATCCATGTCACAGAGAACGATCGGGTTCATCGCCTCGAAGACGAAGCGTGTCTCGCCCTGAAACGTGCGCTCGGCGCGCATCTCGACGACGACACCTTCGGGGATCGGATGGAGCATCGGGACGGCGGCGCGGTTGGGCGGGCAGTTCTCCAGCGCGCCGGGGATGATGCACGCGCCGCCGTTTGCGAACCCTTCCGTGCCGCCTTCCTGCGGGTGCATCACCGACAGGTGCGCCTCGTACCGGTTGAATGCTCGCTTTGTGACACCGCCGGCCGACGTGAGCGCATCGAGCGGCGTGATGTACTGGCCGAACGTGAAGCTCACGGGATCAGCGTCGAGACGGACCTCCTCCCAGTCGTAGAGCCAGCCGAACGTACGGCCGCCGATGAGATGGGCCGTGCCGAGCTTGCCGGGGAATCGATCGCGATCGCGCGGGCCGATCTCGATGACGGCGAGCTTCAGACCGGTGCCATCCTCCTTCCAGAGGATGCGGGCCGCGCCGGTGAAACCGCTCCGCAGGTGCTGTTCATCCGGAAAGGTGTCGGCGTGCGTGTGCTCGTCGCTGACGATGTTGATCATCGCCGGCGTCACGCCGCGGATCACCGCCCAGCCGATGCGGCCCGCCGCGATCGGCTCGCGGGCCACGACGAAGCGTCCAATGTACTCGTCACTCGTCGAAATGGCCGCGCCAATCAGCGCCGCCCGCCGCTTGAACTCGTCGTCATTGCCTTCTGCTCCGGGTTCGATGATCGGCCGGTCGATGCCGAGGATGCCGAAGCGCGGCAGGTCCTGGCCGGACTCGTTCCGCACCAGCACCAGACGCTCGTGAACGCCGGCCCCCGGAAACGCCGGATCGTTGTCCACATCGGCGTTGATGCGCTGTGCGACATGCGCGGCATCGACGAAGGCGTTGTACGCCCGCGCCGGGATGCGGAGCGGATCGCCGGTCCGGACTTTGCGGAGGTGGCCGGTCATGTCCCGATCCCCAGCGCCGCGAAGTTGCCGTATTCGTATACTTGCTCGACATACGCCGCGATGGGACGCTGCACGAGCACCTTGGCGTTCTCATCCTCGACTTCGCCGTAACGCACCCAGAGGTACTCCCAGCCCTTCTTGTCGATGCCGGTGATCGGACCGATGGTGAGGCCGGTGACGTTGGGCGAGCCGGCGAAGCGAAAGGTGATCTCCCAGTCATCCTCGCCCCCGGAAGTGCCGCGCTTCGAGCCGGCAGCGCCGAGGAAGAGTGCTTCGCCGGACGCGAGTCCCTTGAACGATCCGTTGTTGACTTTGCCGGTGAGCCCGAACAGCGTGCCCTTGTACGCCGGCGTGACGACGCTGTCCTCGAGATAGTGCGTCTCGGAGAAGTGATACACCGGCACGGTGACGTCCACGCCCTCGACACCAGATGTCGTTGGCCAGCGGTTCGATCTGGATGTTCTGGCGCGGCAGGCCGTCGTAGATGTCAGGCGATGCGCTCGCCAGCTCGCTCTTCGCCGCGAGATCGTCGCTCGTCCCGAAGACGATGTACCGCAGCTCAACGCTGGGATTGTCCCCGGCGATCGAGACGCGGCTGTCGAACTTTTCCTCAACGACGATGGGCATGTCGCCACCAGATCAACAGTCGTCCGGTCCATGTGGGATGCCGATGCGTCCGGCCGCACCAGTGGCAGAGCCATTGCTCCCTTCCACCGCCGACGTGGTAGAGGACCCAGTACTTGAGATGGAGCAGTCGGCAGATCATGTGAACGCGAGACCTCCGTTGCGCGACGCATCGACGAGCCGCTTGGTGTTGCGAGCGGTCTCTTCCGTGGCCTTGGCAGTGCGCTCGGCCGTGCCGCCGGAGGTGAGCAGTCCCTGCACGGCCGCGGCGTTGAACGTGCCGCGCGAGGCGACGCCGCGGGCGATCGTCTGGCCAAGCCCGGCGATGCGCTCCTCGAACTCCTTCACGAGATCAGCGGGCGTGCGGCGTGGGCCTTCGGCTCCGTCCGCCTCTTGCTCCTCGCGCTGGCGGCGCGCCCGTTCAATCGCCTCTTCAAGTTTGGCGCGGGCTTCATCGAGCTCGCGCTGCGTCTCCTGGAGCTTCTCGTCGGTCGCTGTCTTGAGCTTCTCCTGCGCCTCCTCGAACTGCCGCCCGATCTCGGCCAGCGCCGCCTCGTTGAGTTCAGCGCTCTGCCGGCGCTGGCGTTCGCGCCGCCGTTCTCGCTCATCGATGCGGCGCTGCCCCTCCGATTCGAGTTCGGCCAGACGCGATTCGAGCTGGTCATCGACGAGCTTCTTCGCCGCGTCCACATCGAGCGAGGAATCGAACAGCCCCTGAATCTCCAGCATGCGCTTGGCGACGAAGGAGGTGGCCGATTCCCAGATCTTCTTGAAGCCGGTGATGAACCGCGTCCACGTCTTCGAGAGGAACGACGTCGTCTCGATCCACGCGACCTCGAGCGCGTGCCAGACGATCTGCGCTGCCGCCAGCGCGCCAAACCACATCTTCTGCGCGGTGGTGATGAAAAAGTTGCGGGCGCTCAACCAGACGGAGTTCAGCGCCGCGACGCCCTTCTGCCAGATGAGCTTCAGCGACAGCCAGAGGATCTCGGCAGCGAGCGCGATGTCGCCGGCGGCCAAGGCATCGGCGATGCCGCGAACGACCTTCGTCGCCGTCTCGCGCAGCTTCTTTCACTGCTCGCCCAGCCAGTCGAGCGCCTTGCCGCCGATGCCGGTGCCGACGATCAGCGCCGTTCCCAGTGCGGCGATGGCAACCACGACGAGTCCGATGGGTGAGACCAGCGCGGCGATGGCGGAGCCAATGACGCCCAGAGCCGCACCGACGCCGGCCACGATGGTCGCCAGCGAACCGAAGACCGCGCCGAGCACGACGACCGCCGCGCCAATGACGACGAGCGCGATGCCGGCGGCGAACACGATGGCCGTCACCTTGGCGATCGTCGCGATCAGCTCGCGGTTGCGGTTCACGACCTTCGTGATCCAGCCGGCGATCTTCGTGAGCGCATCGGCCGCCCGGCGCACCGGCTGCTCGATGGCTTCGCCGATGGCGATCGCGATGCCCTCCGCGGCGGACATGAGCCGACGGAAGGCGCCACCGATCCCCGCGTCCATCTGCTCGGCGGTCTTGACAGCGACGCCGGCCGACTGGCGGATTTCGTCGCGGAGGATTTCGAAGGCATCGGTCGATGATGCCAGCTTGAGCGCCGCCGCTTGGCCGCGGCCGAAGAGCGACTCGAAGATGGCCAGACGTTCCGCCGAGCCCATGTTCTTCGTGGCCTTGGCGATATCGACGAGGATGTCGGCGAGCGGGCGCAGATTGCCGGAGGCATCGACGGCATCGACGCCGATCTTCTTCAGTTCCGCCTGCTTCGCCTCCTGCGAGAGGTTCTTGTACGCGCGGGCGAGCGCATTACCCGCGAGCGACCCCTTGATGCCGTTGTTGGCGAGGATGCCGATCGCCGCGGCGACGTCCGCGATGTTGGCGCCGGCCTCGACCGCCAGCGGCGCGACTGGCTTGAATGCCTCGAACAGATCCTCCAGCGTCTGGGCGCTCTTGTTCGCCGTCGCGGTGAGCACATCCGATACGCGGCCCATCTCGCTCGCGTCGAGACTGAACCCGCGGAGTGCTGCGCCGGCGATCTCGGTGGCGCGCGGCAGTTCCGTGTTCGTCGCGCGGGCCAGTGCGAGAACCACTTCGGTCGAGTCGAGGATCTCCCGTGGATCGAAGCCGGCGCGACCGAGCTCGGTCATGGCGTCGGCGACCTGGCCGGCGGTGAACGAGGTGGTGCGGCCGAGGCGCTTGGCTTCCTCGCGCAGCGCCTCGAACTGATCCTGCGTCGCGCCGGTGACGGCCTGGACGACGCGCATGCGATCGTCGAAACCGGCGAAGACGCGTGTGGAGAGGACGAAGCCCGCACCGATGCCGGCGCTGATCTTGACCAGCCGCGCGCCGATGGCGCGCACGCCCTCGCCGAACGCCTTGAGGCGGCGCTGGGCGCGCTTCAGCCCGGCCTGGAGTTTGTCGCTGACGCCGAGTTCGACGAACGCACGCCCGGCGCGGATGCCAGTTGTGTTCGCCATGCGTCAGCCGCCTTTCACACTGTTGCGCCACACCGCCGGCAGATTCGACCGTTCCTTCTCCAGCGCCGGCTGCATGTACGGCCGCGCGGCGATGCGGACTGTCCTCTTCTTCCTCTGCCGACCGCTCCTTCGAGGCCGGCCGATTTCGACGACGGCGCGACCGCCGAACTCGAGGACGTTGGGAGCTCGGCTTCGCTTGAATCCGACGGGGCCGACGACCACAGAATCGCGCTGGCGGTCGTAGCCGAAGAGAATGAATCGGCGCAGCAAGCCGGTGTGGCTGGACGGCGGCTCGCCGGGCCGGCTGGATCGCCTGCGCTTGCGGATCGAGGTGCGGGCCCGCTGGCGGATGAAAGCGCCGGCGCGCGAGAGCGCCCGGCGCTTGCCCCGATCGACTGCCTTGCGAACCTTCGGGCGGTCGAAGAACAGGCTCTTGATCCGCATGTCGATCAAGGATCAAAGTCCTCCGGATGTACGAAGCGCGGCGGCACGGCGTACCAGCCCTCGGGCAGTTGAACCGGTCCATCCGAGAGCACCCATTCACCGTCGATCAGTGTGTAGATGCGACCGGTCGTCTCCGGGCCGATCCGCACAGGGGCGTCGTCGCTGATCAGCACGGTCCTCCCAGGCGCGCACGCGGTCGCCAATACGGCGCAGAGTGTCAGCATGACGATCGGCATCAGCCGGCCGCTTCGCCCGCTCGTGCCGAGCTTCGAGCCACTGGAGCAGTGCGAGGGCGAGGGACGCGACGAGTTGTGCGATGAACCGCACCTCACTTCGCCCCGACCTTCTCGCTGCTCTTGTCGTTGTCGCGCGCAAAGAGCAGGCCGACGCCGGCGGCGATCGTGGCGAGCACCGCGCCCCAGTCAGCGACGGTGGCGGGGTCGGCGTCAAACTCGTTTGAGACGGCCAGAGCAATCGCGGCGATGATGGCGGCGATCCCGGCGACGGTGGTCTTCCATGACTTCATGATTCAAGCACCTCCTTGGGCATACGTTGGTCAATGAACACACTCTTGAGCACGCTGACGTCCGCCTTGACCGGCGGCGACTGGCGTGCGAACGGGTCGAAATCGGCGGGCTTGAGCGCCCGCGTCCTCTTCGGGTCGCGCTGCGTGTTGGCGACGAGCGCCATCAGGGCGCTCAGACGCGACCACTGCTCGCGCTGGCGCCCTTCGGCCATCGCGAGCAGTTCGCGCAGCGTCATGGGGCCCGGATCGATGCCGACGACGCCGGCGCACTCCCAGATGAGTCGCCAGACGCCCCCGGAAGTGAGCCGTCCAGCACCTGCTCGGCGATCCGTTCGAGCTCGCCGCTGTCGAGCTTCTGCTCGACGAGGTCGCGGGCCTTGTTCATCACGCGGTTCGTCGCTTCCAGTACCCGCCCGAGGTTCTTGCGGTCCCTCGGGCTCGGGCAGAAAGACACCAGTTCCTCAAGCAGCGCCGATGTCGCGTGCTCGATCGCGTCGCCGGCCATCGCGCGGCCGAAGTCTTCGTCGCTGATCTCGCGCTCATCTGCCTGCGGCTTGCAGACCGCCTAGACGATCTCGCAGAGCAGGATCGGGTCGCGGATCAATCGCTCGATCAGCTTGCCCTCGACGATCTCCAGCAGATCGACGCCGGCGAGGTCGCGCACGCGCTTGACGGCGGCGACGTTGATCTCGACATTCCACAATCGTTCCGAGTTGTCAGTGAAGGTCTTCACGTGCGATTCCCTTATGGCTATCCGTGCATCACGGCGTCGAGTCGTAGAGGACGCCCAGGTCGAGCGTGGCTGCTCCGTTCGATCCTGCCTGCGATGCCTTGACGGTTCCGACCACGGTGGAGGCCAGCGGGTTCGCGGCGGTCGATTGATCGACCCAGAACCACGCTTCCTTCGCCGTGAGGTCGACGGAGAGTTCGGTCGCGCCCGCTTCCTGAAAACTCAGGTGGCCGCGCGCATTGGCGAGCGCACCGATCGCGACGAGGTTCGCGCCGTCAAAGTCCGTTGCGATCGAGACCTGCTTGGCCGCGGTGATTGCGGTGCTCGCTGACGGAAGGATGTCGCCAGCTCCGCCGGAGAACGTGACGTCGTCGCCGATGACGTTGTCCACATCCACGTCGTAGCGCCGGCCGCCGTCCCAGTAGATGTCGATGGTGTCGCCGATCTGGAGCACCGTGCCCGCGATCGTGAGTTCGCCGGTCGTATCGGTGGTTCGCGTCGAGAGCGTGCCGGCCTCGGCCGCAGGCAGGGTGATGGGTCCGTGGCGGATCGCGCCGTCTGCGGAGCGCGACAGCGTCGAGTTGACCGGCGCGCCGGCGATCTCGCCCGAAATGGTGAGGATGCTGCTGCTCATGGATTACCCTCCGATCCAGCTCGGCGCGGTCGCGGAGTACGTCACCTTCGCCGTGACAGAAACCATGATGGCCTCCTCCAACGCTTCGCTGCGCGAGAACGACGTGATCATGAAGTCCGCCTGGAGGCCCTCGCCGCTGTCGCCGTCGAGGATCTGCAGACCGATGATGGCGTTGTTGAGGTAGGCGTCCTTGATCGCGCTGAACCCGGCATCGCCGGTGTCCCAGACCATCTCGAACTCGACGCTGGCTTCCTTGAGCGTGGCGACGATGGCGCGCCAGCCGTTGTTGGCGCGCGTGGTGACATCCGCCTCGCCGGCTTCGAGTGAAAGCGTGACGTCCTTGGTGTTAGTGAGCTCAGTCCACGACCCGCCGCCGCCCTGGCCGCCGGTCTTGTAGTTGAGCGTGGCTTCCATGCCGAGCCGAATGGCCATCTGCTTCTCCTTACAACGTCCGTGTCGTGCCGATCACCATGAGGAAGTCACCGAGGCCACCCTTGGCCTTGATCTGCGAGAGGTCGACGCCGTCGAGAGTGAACTGCTGGCCGCGGTCGAGGACAAGCTCTGTCACGCCGTCATCGCAGAGCAGACTGCAGGTCGTTGAAGACGGGTTGCGGATCGTGAACGAGCCGACCGTTCGCTGCGCGGCGAGCGGCTGGAATAGCCCGCTCATATTGATCTTGCGGATGATGGGCACGTTCACGGATTCCCGTCCTCATCGCTTCACTCGGTACGTCACGGTCAACACACTGGTGAGCTGGCGGTTCTGATCCAGATGCTCCGACGCCACGACCGGCTCGTGCTCAATCGACAGCCACGCGGCCGTCGGATAGTCATCGAGGCGTTTCAATCGCAGGTGGTCGGCGATCTCCTGGACGAGGTCGAGTAGCGCATCGACCTCGGCGTCGTCGGCGACCTTCTTCTGCACGCCGACATCGATCGCGCAGTCGAAGAACGAATGCTGGCGCGTGGCGTTCGTGATCGTCTGCGACTTGGGCACGACGCTGACATGGAGCTCGGCCAGTTCCGCCAAATCGAACGACGGCTGATGGAGTCGTTCCGCGGTGAACGGCATCCCGAACGAACCCGCGTTCAGCGACGCGGCAACCGCGTCGGCCAGTTCGGTGATGACACTCACGGCTCGTCCCTCCCATTAAGCCGGCCCTCGAGGTACGACACGCGACGCTCGATCGACTGGTACTCCGTGCGCAGGGCCCGCGCCTCAACGAGGAGTTCGTCCAATCGCTGCTCGACGTGATCGAGCTTGGTCGTCACGACACCCCACTGGACGGTGAACGCCACGAGCGCGATGACCGCGGTCAGCAGCACACCAGCCCAGCGCGACCACAGACTTCCGTTCTTGCTCGTGCCGCTCGTCATGATCAAACGCCCTCCGTGGCGATGTGCTTGGTGTGGATGCGAAGGGCCTTGCGGTACGGATCGCTGTAGCGGAACGGCGGCTCACTTCCCGGGGCGCTCACCTCGTAAACAAAGACCTCTGCGCCGCTCGTGTCACGGATGCGGTCACCGGACTTCGGCAGCGCCGGCTGGCCGTCGAGCACCAGGTCGCTTGTGCGGATCAGGAAGTCGCGGGACTCGATCTTCTGCACGATGCCGAAGTCATCCGCCTGCTCGAACGTTGTCTCGCCAAGCGTGGCCTGCACCTCGACCGTGGACGCGCCGCGCTCGTACACGACGCTCCGCGTCATGTGCTCATGGCGCTTCTCATCGAGAAAGGTCATGCCTTGTTCGAGCAGGTCAGCCACTTGCGTTTTCCTTTACTGCGACATGCGCATGCGAACGGTCACGTCGTTGTCACCCGCGTCCGCGACACTGCGGCCAATCTTCTTGTTGACTGAGCCCGAACCCGGATCGGTCCCGGCCTCGCCGGCCGCGGCGTTCCAGTAGACGTCGAGCCCGGCGTCAATCGCGGTGCTCACGCCCGTCGCCTTCGGGAAGTCGAAGACGCCGGCCACGCTCAGCGCACCGAGCGTGTTGGCGGGGATGTCGCGCTTGGCGACGCCGACGAGTTCATTCTGCACGACCACATCGCCAGCGCTCACATCCGCGCCGGGGGTGTAGTCGATCGTGTCGCCGTGATGGGCAAAGACTGCGGTCATGGATGAGTCTCCGTTGTTGTCCTTCAAATAGCGGGCGAGGGAATCGAACCCTCAACGCTGGGATATGAGCCCAACCGGACCACCAGGCCCTGCCGCCCGCGCCAGATCAGTGGTGCTTACGCCTCTCCCTTCAGTTTCACGCCGCCGCGCGGCTCCTGTTTGGCGACGCCGAAATCGTGGTAGCCGCGCATCTGGATGCCCAGCGTGTTGAAGTCGGCATCCGCGCTCTCGACCGTCGGCATCTGCTGACCGTTGAGGAAGGCGACCTCGATCACCGGCATGTCGTTCGGGTCGGCGAGCACGTACCACGCCTTGGTCGAGTTGCCCGTGTACTGGGCGTTGCTCAGGTAGCTCGAGCGCACCGGGCGGAACTTGCCCGCGTGTGGGTTGGCGACGGGCGTCTTCTTCGTCGAGGCCGGGTCGCGCAGCTCGGTCGAGTTCATGATCTGCGTCGCCGGCACGTAGAGGCCGTTGGGCACGAGCAAGATCACCGGTGCGACCGCGAGCGGATGCCCGTCGGGATCGGTCTGATCGAGGAAGAGCTGCTCCGCCTGCGTGAGCGAGTCGATGCCCAGCGCCGTGTCCACACCTTCGGCGTAGTTCTTGTTGCCGGCGGTGAAGAACGCCGCGTTGTTGAGGAACTCGATCCAGAAGACCTCGTTGAGCTTGAGCGCGCCGCCGCGGCCGAGACGGCGCGGGACGGCGGTCAGCGCATCGAGGTCGTCGTTGATCAGGTCGCGGCGATCGATGCCGAACATGCGGCCGTAGGTCTTGGCCTGGTTGGTGTACGCCGTCTCGCCGACCGTCGCGTGCTTGAGCTCACCGCCGGGCGGGATCTCCTCGTACACGAAGCCGCCGGTGAGCGAATAACTCGACACCTGCTTGAAGTCCCGCACGGAGCGGATCGCGGCGATCTCGCGCCACGTCGATTCGACCGCTTCGAAGCCGGCGCGGAGGAACTTGTTCGCCACGTTCGAGAGGATGCCGGGCAGGCTGCCCGTGACTTTCTTCGCGATGGCGGACAGCGTGCGATAGCGGTCGCCGTTCCATTCGAAGCCAGCGCCGTCGCTCAGCACGACGACGCGAATCGTGCGGCCCTTGTACTCGCGCACGATCGCCGAGCCCGGCGAGGGCAGACGCGGGTCGTTGTGCTCGCCGTTGGGAAGTGGTCGCGTGATCGTGCCGGCGCTCTCGGATTGCGGCGGGCAGATCAGCGTCTTCGGTGCCATGAGCCGGACCTCGGCGTCATCTGCCAATTCGGCGGCGCGGCGTCGCGCTCGTTCACTGAGGTCGCCCTCAGCGTTGGCCTGAATGCGCCATGCGATCTTCCGGATGAGGTATTTGCGGTGGCGCGTGCGCGAGGCGTGGCCGTGCATTTCGGCGTACCGCTCGGCCAGCTCACTGGTGGTCATGCGGTGCAGGGCGTCGATCTCGGATTGGATGGTCGTTGGCATGTGGCTCCTTTCTCTCTGGGTGCATCGAGACGCGGCCCTAACCCGCGGGCCGCGGAGCCACACTGAGCGGCGAGTTGGTAGGAAGGTCAAGGCCACTGTCGCCGGATTCCGAGACTTTCTGCACGGCCAAAGATGTACCCGACTTGGTGTTCCGGACGGTGCGCAGGAGGCCACGGGCGAGAATGCTGGCCACCTCGGCGCGGCGCTCGGCGACGGTCATAGTCTCAGGGTTGCGGGTCGAATCCACATCACGCTCCGGGCATTGAGAGATTGTGCAGGTGCGTGCGCCATGCACACGCCGCCCCCTTGAGTCTCCTATGCTGTCCGCAGAGCCGATGCGCGCTTTCTTCACCAGAAGATGTCAGCGCTGCATGACCGTTGCGACCGCTTCGCGCTCGCAACCTCCACGGTTGCGCTCGGTGAGCAGAGATAACCCCGTGATAACCCCGGCAGCGGTCTCGGAGAGACTCGGAGAGACTTTGGGCGAAATCGGCCGCGCATGCCGGCGGACCGATGCGGGCGGGTTATGGGGGTGGTCGCAGGAGAGACCCGGCACGGTCGCGCGACCGTCGCCAGACCCTTGCAAACACGGGCGTAGAAAGCGCGAACGCCGCCGAGGTCTCTCGGCGGCGTCGTTCGTGAACCGTGGGGCCGGCGGCGTTTGGAGCCGGCCGTCAAATAGCGGGGGCTGGATTCGAACCAACGACCTCCGGGTTATGAGCCCGACGAGCTACCAGACTGCTCTACCCCGCAGTAGATGGGTCATTCTACCCGCCCGCCCACACCGGTCAAGGTCGCGCAAAGAGTACAGGCGACACGTCTCGTCGCCCGCCCCGAACTCCGCGCGCAACGTGCGTCGTGATCATGGTTCAGTGTTTCGATGACGCGGGAAAATCAGTCCACCAAAAGCCGTCGATCACGGCAGGTGTACGCGATCCGCTGAAGAATCGCTTTCTGATCGTCCGTCACGTCAAGGAACCGAAGCCCGACCTCGCGGCGTCGGAATCCGATTCGCTTGCTCCACGCCACCTCCACCCGCAGGAAAACCTGCTCCTCCGGCGTTGAGATGCGGACGTCGACCGCCTCCGAGGGAATGCCGCGTGCGATCACGCGCATCCCCGTCAGCGACAGATCCACCACCGTCCCGAGCGTCGATTCCACACCCTCCTGGCGGAGCCGGGCCGCGTTCCGCTTCTCGTTCGGATGACACAGCTCCCGGAGTGTCGTCACGTTCGCTTGTGGATCGAAGGTCTTCAT